GATAATGTTGTAGCTGCTGAAACATCTTTGATACCCTTTAATAATTCTTTTTCATTTAATAAAACCCCATTTTGAACAGCTGATAATTGGGCCTGAGCCATAAATTCACCTGTAATGGTTTCCATATCTTTACCTGTTGTCAAAGAAATTTGAGCAATACCCATTAACTCTTCATTGGTAAACCCAGCCATTTTTCTCATTTGAGTAAATTGGACTAGCATATCCTCACTTAACATTGTACCTGTACCAAGAGCTTTATTAATCTCTAAAAGGCTTTCACGTAATCCTGCTGTAGTAACAGCATTACTTGCAGATAATTCCCCAGACAGAACTTGGGATTCAGCCATTTGTCTTAGCTCTATACCAGTTGCTAATGCCTCAGTATATGTTATGTTCATACTCTTAGCCATTTCACCTGCAGCGGCATCCGCACCCCCTAAAGCCTTTAAAAATTCAGCTAGTAAAACTGCAGGAGCTAAGGCGGCGGTTAAGGATTTACCTAGTGATTTGATACCAGACTTGAATGACATTAATCCTTTTCTATCAATAACACCCAGTAATTTTTTACCATCAGGTTTACCTAGTTTATCGAATTTAGCGGAAGCTGCTGTTCCTGATAGTGTTTCCCCACTTTTTGATTTTAATTTATCTTCTAAGCCTAATCTTTTAACCATATCTTTGGTTAAACCTTTCCCCGTTTTTAGGGAATTTTCTATATCTTGAGAGGTTTTTAAGGATGCTTCAGAGGCAGCCTCAAAGGGAGCTGAAAATCCTGATAATCCTGGTATTGATTTTACAGAATCCGATAAATTACTAAAGGCTTTAACACCAAAATTATTAGCTAATACTTGTGATAAGTCTTGTGTTTCTTGTAATGCTAAGTTAAGTTTTAAGGCACCTTCAATTTGATCATCAATAGATCCTATTAAAACTGTATTAGCTTCAATTTGTTTTTTAGTTAAGCCCGTTTGGTCTTTTAAAATTCCGGACCTTGTTAGTTGAAGTAACCTTATATTTTTTTCAACTTTTAACTGGTCACCTTTTAGTTTATTAAGTGCTTTTTTAGTACCTAATTCCTTTCGATCCATTACCGAAAGTGATTCTTGTAATTTAGATATAGAATTGGTAGATCTTAAAATAGCAGATCTTTCAGCTTTTTGAAATTTAAGGGATTTTGATTGATCCTTAATAACATTACTAATGTCATTTTGAATACTAAGTTCATCTTTCTGAATTTTCAGGCGGTCACTATCTATCCGTACTTGTTCTTTTAATAAAGAATTTTGTTCCTTTATTAATTCTTTTAATGTGATTGCATCTTTTTCAGTTTGACTCGGCATGGAAGTATTTTATTATAAATATTGCTAATTATAACTTGTTTTACCCTTATATGGCTTACTTGCTTCAGTAAATGCTGGAGTGTTAATTTTACCATCAGAATTAACTAAATTTTTAGTCCCTTTACCTCCATTTTTAGTATTTTCGTATGATTTTTTTTCTTCGGCATAAAAATCTTTTATTTCTGAGTAAGTGAATTTTCTTAACCAAATAGGCATATTATAAACAGAGGGATAATCATATCCACCTTTACTATGAAATAGTATTTGGTGAATCATTTTAAAAAGATTTAAACGTGCCTCAGGGGCATTAGTTATAGTCAGGCCAAAAAAAGTTTAGACCAATTGGTATGGTCACCTCCTCTCCATTATCCAAGATATAGGATAAGTTTACATCGGGTTGAGTAGAGGCAATATGATCTCTAAATGCTCTAGAATCTCTTGCTAAGAATCTATTATCTACAAATTCTCTAATTTCTTTTTTTTCTTCATTACCATCTACAGAGGTAATTAAATATTTTAATCTTGTAGTAAGTTCTGGTGAGTTTTCTTTGCTAATTTTTTTAAGGCCTGCTAATTCTCGATCTATTTGTTTTTCTAATTTACCCGTAGCTAATTGATAAGTTAAAACTGTACCAGTTGCTGGGGTGGTAAAACTAAATTCATTTTTGCCTGCTTCAAATTCAGATTCATCAAATTCTTTATTTTCTAAAGTTGACATATCTAAGGTATAATTTTGTCCTTTAACTTCAACATCATAATCCTTACCATATCCTAATATACGAGTAGCAATTAGAAGTGCATTTTTATCACCAACAATTAAATCATCAAGTTTAATATCCTTATTTATAATTACAGATTGTAATAATTTTTCTAATACTACTCCCTTTTGAATAAATGATTGGTTAGAAAGAATATCTTCTTCCTTTGCTGTCATATATTTTACTTCTACTTTACCACTTGATAGGGGATTGTCTTTAGAATATATTAAACCTTTTGATGGTAATTCTACTTCTTCGGTTGGGAATTTAAATTCACTCATAGTCTTTATTTGGTTAAAACGTTTTTATCAGTTATACATATGTAATATAAAAAAAAAGCTTGGCAAAGCCAAGCAATTTTATATAATTTATGTAATTGTTTCTTAGAAATTTAAGATACAATAATCAGGTTGAACTGTTAATTGTAATTCTACTGCTGCACTTTCATTATCCCAGTTATAATCTCCAAAGTTAGCTTCAGTAATCATAGCTCCTTTGATAATCCATTCTGAAACGATATCACCTACAGGTCCTAACACGTTCATAGTTAAATCTTTCTTATAGAAATCACTATACCCGTCTCTACCTGTTACTGATTCATGGTGTAATCTAACCCATTCCATACATGCTTGAGCACCACTTGGAGTAATTGGATCAAATAACGTCATTTGAATTGTGTTCCAAAGTGTTTTACCTTTAACGTATCTTGCAACGTTAATATGGTTCAACTGAACTGTACCTTGAGTTAATGAAACAGCTCCCATACCTTTAATTTGGTATGAAGGGATTCCATCTACATACAATATAAACCTGTTTTGTTGTTTCGGTTCAAATGCTGTATAAAATATTTCGTTTGGGTCTAATACTGCCATTGTTATATAATTTTATTATAAATATTTATAATTATTGTTTTTATTCAGGAAATGTTGCTCCAGTTGGTAAAACATTGAAATCTAGAATAATGAATTCAGCTGTTTTAGTTGGTTGTAAATAAATCTGACCTACTAGCTCATTTCTATCAATTACATCTGGTGTATTATTTGTAGCATCCATTACTACTTTAAAAGCATATAATCCTTGTCTTTGTTGTACTGATTCTAAGTATGGGTTTACATTTGCTAAGAAGTTGTTTCTTGTTGCATTTGTATTTTGTTCAAATACTAAGTTATCTGATACTTGTGTGATATATCCTTTAAGTGCAATTAATAATCTACGTACATTTACTCTATCTAAAGCACTTGCTCTTTTCTGTAATGTTTTTTGTCCAAATACTACAACTCCACTTCCTGGGAATGTTGCTATTGGGTTAACATTTGCTTCATATAAAGTATCTCTGTTACCTGATGTTAATTTTCTTTCTGCTCTTACTACACTTCCTAAAGCTCCTCTAAGTAAACCTGCTGGTGCGAACCATGGGTCTGATGAAGCATCTGTAAATGCATATACTGCAGGAATATATGTTGAAGCTGGTGCCCAAACTGTTTGTCCTGTTCCCGCATCCACCGTTTGTAACCACGGCCAATAAGTAGCGGCATATGAGCTGTCAAAAGCACTTGCTTGTGTTGTAACTGTGTTGATTGACGCATTATATGCTACAATATCAATTACTGCTATACAATCAGTTCTACCTTGTGCTAATGTTACTAAACCAGTTGTTTGTGCTGCGTGATCTTGTGAATTTAATCCTGGAGCTGTTATTACATTAAACTGATAATCATCTGAGTTGCTAAGTAAGTTAATAGACTGTGTATAATCGTTTGCTCCAATACCTTGTATGTTTGTTGCATTAATGTTTTCATTAAATAATGCAGTTCCATTTTCAAAGTTTTTACCTGTAGCATTATCAAATGATCCAGAGCTAATTTTTGGTAAACTACCAGTAAATTCAATTTTTGCTTCTCCATTATTGTCAAAATAAGAAGGTGTTGGTAAACCTACTTCTGAGACATAAATATAAGCACTTCTTCGTGGGTAATTACCATTTGTTTTTACAAAGAAATCTGTACCATCTTGTTCTACCGTTTCATATGTGTCACCTATTACTTTTGAAATATAATTAGATGCTTGAGGGTCTAAAGATATATTATTATATGTCTCTAATATAGCTTTTTGTGTTTGAGTATCATTTCCTCTTCTTACTAACAATGAAAATTGTCCAGAAGCGGTATTTACAGAAGCTATTTCCCATCTAAGGTTATTTGCGGACCCACTATCTAATGTACCATTTGCTGAGTCTATTGATTGATAATTATTCATCATCTCACCTTCAGATATAGTTTTAATTGTAAAAGAAGATGTAGTTATTAAATCATCTGCTACTAGTTTATATGTTAAATTAGTTCCTAAGGGTTCTGTAGCACCTATAGATTCTGATGCGAAATTAATTACATTTCCTACTATATATCCTACTCCTGGAGTTGTGATTGTAATATTTGTTACAGACGAGGTTATTGCTGATGCTAACTGTGTCGCAAGTGTTATACTAGCTAATGCACCACTACCATTTCCACCTAAAACTGGTACATTTAATATTTCAGTTCCTCCAGTACTACCTGTAACGTTAAAAGCATTTCCATCTGTTTGTGAATTAAGTAATTGATTAGCACCTCCAACTAATGCGCCTGATGTTAAAGTACTACCTATAGAGCTTGATGCTTCAGAGAAAGAACCTGTAACAACACGTGTTACTAATAATGAATTTCCTCCTTGAGCAAAATAATTTCTTGCTGAAATAGAGTTTAAATAGGTGTATTGTTGTGATCCACTTTCTATTTGTCCCCCAAATATTGCTTCGTATTGGGAAAAAGTAGAAACTCCTACTGGAATACCAACAGGTCCCATTACTGCAGGTCCTATAATAGCTGCACCATAAGTAACAGGTCTAGCCCCAATAAAGGATGAATCATTTTCTCTTGTTAATACACCGGGAGATATTAATGTTGTCTCTGCCATTGTCTATAATTTATTTATTTTTATTTTATTATAAATATTGAAAAATATTTCAAAAATTTATTCTTTTGGAGTAAAGTCTCCGTCTTCTAAATTTATATTACCTTCACCATACTTATCTTGTAATTCCTTACCAGTTTTTGTTTGGTTTTTTTGAAGTGTTTGAAATTCTTTTAATACTTCTTCTTTTTGAGTTTTTAAAGCATCGAATTGTAATTCTATACTTCCTAATACTGAAAGAATTTCATTTGTTTTAATTTGATAATCCTTTAATGTTTGTAACTCTTTTTTTGATAACTTTTTATTTTTCATAATTAATTTTGTTTAATGATAAATATGTAAAGGATATTTAAAAGTCGATATCCTCAATATTATTTGTGGTTTCTGTTGTTATAATAACTTTAGCTTTTGAATTATAAACTTTAGTAGCATTTAGTTCTTTTTGTATAGTATCAGGTAATATATACCCTCTTAATCTAATATTAAAAGTACCTGTTACTAACCTATCTTTACCTTGAGTTAATTCGGTTGCTGTTGTAAAAGAATCTATGAAAGCTCTAAATTGAAATCTTTCAGGATTACCCCAATAAGCATCAGAAGCATATTCACATGCTTCAATTACTTTATTTAGCTGTTCCATATAATAAGTTTGGATGATACAGCTATATTCCATTGTAACATAATCGGGCTGTGCTACTATATGGAATTTTTCAACTGGTTTTCTATTATTTAAAGTACCAAAGTTGCTATAAAAGTTTTTTGAACTAAATTCCTTAGACCATTGACCGTATAAATTAGGCATATTAGCATCTAGTTTATTAGCTACTGTTCTATCTTTAGATATTGAATCTCTTTTTATTACTAAAATAGGAAGCATAATTGCCCCACTTTTATCTCTGTAGTACCCGTCACGTTGAAATGATTTCCATCTTTCAGGTGCACCATATATTACAGGTACTTCTCTTCGTTCACCATTTTGATAAACAAAGGGTCTAATTACATTTTGAAAATAATAAAATACTGCTTCATCAATATCTTTAATACCAACTGAGTATTGTTTGGTAGTATCATCTCTAAAACTCATTTGGTTTGATCTGTTAAAATCAATACCTGTTTCTGTGTAATTAGGATTAGGAGGTGATATAGAACTATTAGGGTTACCTGCTTCTCCTCTATCTTCTATCCCCCTAAAAGCAGTATTTTTACTAGTGCTTAGAGTTAATTGACTTTTTGGTATAGGTTTTCTAGGTTTTGCCATTACATTCTTTCTATATGAGGTGAAATTGCTACTTTATCTGCTGGGATGTAATATGTTGATACTAATATTGATATTACATTACCAAATTGATCTAAATCAGGATTTAATGGGTTTGGTGTTCCATCTGAATCATTATTAGGATATTGTGGGTTTTTACCTCCCCAATATTGGTTAGCAATTGTGCTTTGTACTCCATAATATTTTTCTTCATATAAAACAATATCTCCTACTTGAGGGACAACATCAGCATCTACTAAATCATCTCTAAAGAAATAAAAATTAATACCTTGTTCGAATAATACTCCTTCTCCTGCTTCTGGGTATTGTTCATCTCCTCTATCTATTAAAACATTAAATAGAAAGGGACCATCATAATACTTTTCTTCAGCGGCTTCGCCATAGATATTAACTTTAGTTTCTTCTAATTTAAATTGATATAAGGCACATTGTTGAGTAATAATATTACCCATCAATTCTCTATTAAACTTTCGCATAAGAGAAACATCCCTTTGTCTGGTGTACATTGCCATATTATCCTATGAAAATTGTATATGGAACCTTTTGCAATTCCAGCATTTTTGAATCTCCTTCTTTTGCTCTTCTTTCTAATGAAGCCATTCTTGAAGTTTCATCTAAATATGTTCTTAATCTTTCTACTAATGCAGTTTTTTCTGCTGTTCCCGCTGCTATTAAATCTGATTGATTTAATGTTACATCAGCATTTGGGATTGGTATACTACCATATTTACCTCTTACATATCCTAACATTTCTTTTGATAATGCTAAGGTATATTCAAATATCCACTGACGTCCTACACTATTAATTTGATCATAATTAGGATTACCATAAGGTGCATTTGATACATTAGTAACATTCCCAGGTGTTTGCATTACTGCACTAGAAATTCTTTCATCTCTAAGGATATATTCAAACCAAACTTTACCTTCACTATTTGCACTGAATGAAAAATTAGGAATAGGGAATACTCTTAAGTTATTATTTCTTATTTCAAATGAATATTGGTTTCTTCGAATGGTTTCACTCATTTCGATTTGTTGTATAACTGCTATATCATAATTTAAAGGAGCCATTAAATATCCTCCTTCAGCCCCAAATCCTCCTAAGCCCATTATTCCTGATGCCATTACACCACCAAATCCAAAACCATTATTTGCACCTAAAAATCTAGCACCTGCTGGATAGGGATTTTCATAAAATACTCTTTTTACTTCTATACCATGCATATACTCTGATCCTGTAAGACCACTTGATGTCATAAAAGTTTCAAAGGAATAGTCTTGAATACTAGAGGTTAAATCAAATGACCCTGAGTAATAAGTTACATTTCCTCCACTACCTGCTTCTTCTCCATACTGTTCTGATAGCCTAACTATTGGCTCAAAACTTGGTGTTATAAGTGCATTATTTAAAAGTGATGCCGTTGGTAACCCATCAATAGATAATTGATTATCTCGTATTTTATACGCATAAATCTCGTTACCATATGTAGTTACAGCTTCTTCAAACGCTGTAAAGAATGACCCAGATTGTAATTCTACATCTACTAAAGGATACCCCATTCTTTGGGCACAAAAATTAGCAACTTTATTTGCATCTACTTGAAAATCTGCATCATTGTCGTAAAATCCAAAAGGTGTTTGTCCTGGGGCAAAAGTGCTAGTTCCTGACCAAATAGGTATATTCATAATTTATTTTTTAACTTATTGGGATATATATTATATGTTTATAAATATGGTAAAGATATGTTAATCTCTAAAGGTTTGATAAACCTTAAGTATTGGTGATACTATTTCATGTCTATGATTTTGTAATAAAGTAGAAACACTAAATCCTCCTACGCTTTCTTCTATCCTAGATAGAAAAGAAAAGCCGGTTTCCCGTTTGTCTTTTAAATCAATTTGAGCCATATCACCACATATTACCATTTTAGAGCCTTTTCCTAACCTTCCAATTACTGTCTCCATTTGATTATGTGTAACATTTTGTGCCTCATCTACTATAACAAAGGCTTTTAAAAATGTTCTACCTCTCATAAATGCAAAAGGTACTATTTCTATGTTTCCATTATCTAATTCTTTTGCTATTTTATCTTTATTATATAACATATGTAAATTATGGTATATAGGTGCTAACCAGGGATCCATTTTTTCTCTAATATCTCCAGGTAAAAAACCAATATCCTCTTTTGATACTGTTGGTCTTGTAATTATAATTTTTTCTACTTGTTTTGTAAATAACATATCTAATGCTACTTGTGTTGCTACTAAGGTTTTACCTGACCCTGCCATTCCTCTAAGCACCGTTATTGGTGATTCTATTATTTTTGCTTTAGCTATCTTTTGTTCATCGTTAAGCTGTACATTAAATTTGATGGGTTTTTTGGGTCTTCTTTTTTGAACGAATACATCGTCAGTGTGGTGTTTTGAAGCCATATAATAACTTTTTGTTTATTATACATATGAAAAAAAGATAAAAAAACCCGGCCTAAGCCGGGTTTAATTAAATATGTATTTGATTTTAATTCTCTAAATTATAGAGAGTTTAAACCATTTACTTGGATAGTTCCATAAAATTCTGGTCTAACCATTTTCTTCGCATAACGAGTCAATAAACCTTTACGTGGTGTGAAAGTTTCTGGATCGTAAATTAACGGAGTCATGATTAATGGAATGTATGGAGCAAATACAGCACCTGTTTCTAAGAACTGAGCACCTCTAAATCCTAATAAGATTTGGTTTTCAGTCATGTAAGGGTTTTTGTATACTTTGTAACGTCCATTTAATGAACCTACTTTTTGTACACCAAATGCATAAGTTGCTTTTGAAGCATCACCATCAGTATCAGCAGCAAATCCTGGAATTGATTCCATGATTGTACCTACAGCTGGAGAACATACTAGGAAGTTTGCACCACCTCTTAATGTTTTCTGGTGGATGATGTTACTTAACTTTTGGATTTTAGTTCCTAATGTTTGGAACCATTGTCCTTGAGAATTGTAAAATCCTAAGTCTGAAATAGCACCCATTTTGGTACCATCAGCAACAATAGATCTATTATTTACAGCAGACCATACTTCGTTTCCTGCAGCTGCGTTTTCGATTAACATACTTAAGATCTCTAAGTCAATTTCTAATGAAATATACTCACTTAAGATTGAAGTCAATTCAGCTTCAGCATCTAATGCATGGTATGCATTTAAATCTTGTGCAAATTCTGGTGTCCATACTGCTTTTAACTTTCTAGTTTTAGCAACGATTGCAGATGATTTCATCTGTACGTTGATTTCTGGTATGCTAATAGCTGGAGAATTTAAACCATTTGGTTCTGGGTTATTGTCTTCAAAATCACCTCTGAATCTATCAGTTGGTTGTAGTTGGTAAACAACAGAAACGTTATCACCTGCCGCGAATGGAGTTGCTCCGTCTGCTAATTGTGCTTTTGGTACTACAAAAGCAACATTTTCACCTTCTAGTTTTGTAAAAGCTGATACTTGTAATCCAGCTGAAGCTGAAACAGCATCATATCCAAATGATCCTGAAAATAATTGGAATGCAGAAACACCAGCAACAT